CGAGAAGAAGGCCGTTGAAGAGGAAATGTCAAGCGAACAGTTTCTTGCTATTGTGGAAAAGCTTACTAGTCGTCTGTCGACGCTTGAACTTCGCAACTCTCAGTTGTCGGAGCAACTTCTTAACGAGCAGCAAAAAAATCAAAAAGCTAACGCGGAATTTAATAGCCTTAAGACTGAGTTGAGCGAACTTCGCAAGAAGCCTGCGGCTACGTCTATTAAAGACCGAGTAGCGACGACTACAGTCACCCTATCAAAAGAAAAGCCGTTTGAGCAAATGACGCTTGGTGAGCGTATTAAGTACAATATTTCACAAATTAAAAATTAATAGACGTACCGACGTCAAACCTAAAACATCTTAAAATGCCAACTACAGTTAATCAGCCCGACCTGTCATACGCAGGTAAATACGCAGGGGAATATCTTCGCGCTGCGTTTTTAGCAAACGAATCTTTGCAGCACGTGACTGTCAAAGAGAATATTCCGTACAAGGCCGTGGTAAAACGCCTTACTAACGATATTACGTTTGCCGCTCCGACCTGCGACTTTACACCGACAGGTACGGTAACTATTAATGAGCGTTACCTCACACTTGAAAAGTTCCAAGTGCAGGAGAACATTTGTCTTAATTCTTTCCTAAATGATTGGTCAGCAGATAGCTACCAAAACGGAAAAATCGAACCCGCTTTGATGGAGAACCTTATGGCTAATATGCTAGAGGGTATCGCTGCCAAAAACGAGCAAGTACTTTGGACGGGGGCGAATGCAAACGTCGGTGAGTACGACGGTCTTTTAACCTTGATTGGAAATGACGCCGACGGAGACGTGAATTTCGTTGCTAGCCCTGTAGCTATCGACCCTAGTAACGTCGTTGCAAAATTGCAGCTCCTTATCGCTCAGTTGCCACAGGCAGTTAAGCGCTCTACCGAGAAGCCGCTGATTTACTTTAGCCCCGACGTTTTCGAGTCGTACATGTACGCTCAAATTAGCAACGGTAACGGGTGGTACCCGACTGCGGGACCTGTAGTAGGTGCAACTTTTATGGGCTTGTACAACATCGTTGTATGCCCCGGTTTGCCTGTTAATACCATGTTGATGAGTCGTAAGTCAAACTTTTGGTTTGGTACTAACCTCGTAAGCGATTGGAACGAGGTTAAAGTCGTAGACATGACTCAGTGGGCCGAGGACAACGTTCGCTTTAGCGCGAAGTTCTTTGGTGGTGCACAGTACGGTATTGGCTCCGAGATAGCCGCATATTCAACGTGGTTCTAATCTTAAAAACTTAAAAGAATGGCCTGTGATTTAACTCGAGGTTTTACCTTAGAATGCAACGAGGGAGTCGGCGGGGTAAAGGAAATCTTTATCGCGAATTGGATTAACTTCGACGCGGGTGTCGTCCTGACAAGCGGCATTATAACAGCGCTGCCTGCGGAAGATATCTTTAGATACCAACCGAACCGAAATACAGGTAGTGTAACAGTTGTCCCTACCCCAAACTTGGAGAACGGAACCTTATACTACGTACAGACGGTGGAGCTAACTCTTGGTAAGCTAGCCCCCGAAAAGAAGACGGAGTTGGAGCTGCTTTCGAAGGCTAAGGTTATCGTATTTGTAAGACTCTACGACGACCAAATAATGTGCGTTGGAAGGACAGACGGAGCGTTTTTGACAGCGGGTACCTACCAATCAGGTAAGGCTAAAGGCGACCTTAACGGTTATCAGATTACACTGACCGCAGAGGAACCTAATCAGCCTGACTTCCTTGACCCTTTTGTAGCTCCCGAAAATCCTTTCGAGAACTTTGCTGTTACGGTTATACCTCCGTACTCTGCCTAACAAATAACTACTTAAAACAGGGGTGGGGTGTCCCGCCCCTTTTTTTTAGGATGCAATACTTAAACGTAAATACTGCGGGTCAAACCTTAAGGCTTACTTTAGACGAGGCTAGGCAGTATTTTTCGGAGACGTACACCAACTATTTGTTAATAATTACACACGAAGAAAATAGTTCTGCAGGGGCGTCTCTGTCGCAGGTCGCAACTATTATAAGCGAAAATCAGCGTTACACGGCGTTAAACGTGACTACCGTTAACCTATCTTTGGCGGGCAGGTATCGCTACGAGGTGTACGGGCAGAACAGCGCGGTAAACATTAACCCTTCCGACCCTACGGTCATCGGACTTTGTGAGATGGGTTACGTCACGTTGGTCGGGTCGACAACCTATTACAACGTTAGCGACATTAACATTACTAGCGACGTGATATACAATGGCAACTAATTCCAACATGCTTTCCCTTGCTTTAAAGGACTACATACCCACTAGCTCCGTTGAAAAGGCGGACAGGATGGGGTGGGTTAACTTTGGAGTTGAAAACTTATTTCCCCAATACTTAAGAGAGCTTTCTGAGACGTCTCCCGTCCACGGGTCGCTTTGTATTTCTATTGGCGACATGATAGCAGGCAAGCGCATTACTACTCAGCCGCAGTACCAAGAGCGTACCGACGCTTTAAAAGTATACGAGGCTTATTACGGCTGCAGCCACGACTTAAAAAAGTACGGGGGCTTCTACATTGAGTTAATCTACAGTATAGACGGCACGGCCATTACAAGTATTAATCATATTCCATTTGAAGAGTGCCGCATAGCAGTGGAGGGAGAGGACGAAATACCCGTTGGTGTGTACCATTCAAATGATTGGGCTCTTCCCAAGAAAAAGCGCAACAAGCCCGAGTACATCCCTAAGTTTAATCCACTTACGAGTCGGTCAGACAAGCGCCAAATTTATTGGTCATTCAATCATACTTCGGGTCAAATATACCCCCGTCCCGACTATTGGTCTAGCATCAACTATATTGAGCTTTCCAAGCAGATAGGCATATACCACGTTAATAATATTATGAACGGTCTCTTCCCGTCGTTTATCGTGAATTTTTACAACGGTGCGCTAGACGAGGAGGCTCAAAGGGCCATGCAACGCGATTGGGAGCGTTCAATGAGCGGCGCCCGTAACGCGGGTAAGTTCATCATGACGTTTAACGAGCGTGAGCAGCCCAAGACCGAGATAACGCCGTTCCCTATTAGCGACGCTGAGAGCACCTACGAGTTCTTAAGTACGGAAAGTCGCAACGAGATAATGATTGCCCACCGAGTGACGACACCACTTCTATTCGGCATACGTGAGCAGCAAGGCTTTGGTTCTAACAAAGACGAAATGGCTGTTGGCCTTGAAATATTTACAAACCAAGTGATTGAACCCGCTCAAAGAAAACTTAATGCGGCATTCACCGAGGTGCTGCAGTTTGAAATGGAAGGTCTTGAATTAAAGGTTGTCCCAAATACACCTCTGTCTCCGACAGTCGCTCCCGAGTTAAAGGCAGCGCCGAAAACTTTAGCCGCACCTTTAAAAACGCTTAAAGAGGCCTCAAAAATCGAGGTTCCCACTATGACCGAGCTAGACAGTCAGTATTGGCTAGAACGCTTAAAGGGCAGGGGGGAGATAGTCGATTTGGAAGAGTGGGACCTACTTGACGAGAGAGAGGCGCGAGGACACGAAGAAGCAATAGCCGAGCACAACAGATTTGCCGAAATCGAGTTAAGCGTGGCAGGATATAGCGCTCCCGACAAAAAAAGTCGGTGGGGAGACTCAGGTCTATACAAGTTAAGGTACGCTTACTCAAAAAATATTACCGAGGACAGCCGACCGTTTTGCAAAGAGATGGTTACGCTTTCTAATCTTGGGTACTCCTTCCGCTACGAGGACATAGTCCGCATGAGCGAGGCAGGTGTTAATGGGCAGTTTGCCCCGCAGGGGGAGTCTACCTACGATATTTTTGAATGGAAGGGCGGCTGTTACTGCCACCACAAGTGGATTCGTCAAATCTACTTCCGCAAGCGTGGCAAGGGTGGAAAGTTCCTTCCCAATGACGGTTTAAATAATGACGTCCGAGTGGGCAACGTGCCTTTCGTCCCGCAGAAGGGCGTTGAAGGCGTGCCCCCTATAGAGACTACAACTAAAGGTTCACTAAAAAACTCTTAACGCGATGCCTGAGGTCCTGCTAATAAACGAAATGTACATTAAGAAGTACACACAGGTTAACGGTTCCGTCGACCCGAACCTTCTTTACCCTTCAATTTATTTGGCGCAGGATAAATACTTAATGCCGTACCTAGGGACGAATCTTTACAACAAAATTAAAGACGACATACTGAACGACAACTTAAGCGGGTTGTACCTTGAGCTAGTAGACGACTACGCTAGAAGAGTTGTGTTATGGTTTACCATGCTAGAGGTAATGCCAAACCTGTCTTACAAGGTTGACAATGGCACCCTAGTGCAGCGGCAAAGTGAAGACACCGTTGCCGTTACCGACACTGTGATGAAAGACATTTTGCTAAGGGCTCAAAGTAACGCAACCTTTTACCTCAGTGGTATGGTAGATTGGCTTTGCGCTAACTCAGGCAGTATACCCGAGTACGGCAATAATGTTTGGCCGCAGAGGGCGCCACTGTCGTTAAAAAAGTCTTCGTTTAACTATATTTTTAGCACAGGTAATACGGCCACGAGTCGCACCGCGCCTTACAATAGGCTTTCACAAATACCTTAATAGTTGATAACTTTAT